GTTTTGATTCGACCGCGCGCCCCTCGCACAAACTGTAACTTTTTGCACGGCTTTGCACCGAGGGGGTTACGGCGCTATACTTGAAGCTATGCAAAAATTACTATCTAAATCAAAGTTCGCGAAGCTGGCCGGGGTCAATCCTTCGACCATGACCCGGATAAGCAAAACGCTACTAGCGGCCGCTGTAGTCGGTAAGCACATAGACGCCGCCCACCCGGACGCGGTCCAATACCTGGCGGATAAGGAACGGGCTAAGACCCCCGAACCCGCTACAGGTATCGACCCGCTATACGAAGAGGCCGTCGCCGCGTGTAATGAATCCGGGCGATATTCCGCGTCGTTCATACAACGAGCGTTACGTATCGGGTATAACCGCGCTACGCGTATTATTCAGGTAATGCGGGTTAACGGATTGGTACCCGAAAAAGGCAAAGAGTTACCGGCACCACCACCCGCGCCGTCGCCCCTTGTGGCTTCAAAGCCGCGCGGCCAGGCTGCAGTTAAGGAAGCGAAGAAGCGCGCGCCGCCACCGGAGGAACGCGAAGGTACTATCGATATACCGGAAGATATCCAGTCGTTCGCCGACTTCACATTACGCGAACTTATCGATAAATTTGGCACCGACACCCGATTCGTCGACTGGTTAAGCGCTACGCAGAAAATCGAAGCGATTAACGAAAAGCGATTAAAAAACGCACAAACGAAAGGTGAGTTAATTAGCCGGGACCTGGTTAAAAATGGTGTTATCGATACGTTCAACTCTGCGCACCTACGACTAATGAAGGACGGCGCTAAGTCAATCGCGGCGGGGGTAATATCGAAGCACGCAGCCGGCGCGGAACTTAGCGAAGTCGAGGCGTACGTCTCGGATATACTGGGCTCGTTTATTAAACCGGTAAAAGGTAAAATTACGAGGGTGTTAAAAAATGCCAACCCTTGAAGACGTCGGCCGCGACTGGCTAATCGACGAAGTCGACTCGATGCCCGATAGCGTAGAGCGTATTACGCCGGTATTGTTCAACGAAGAGAACCGCTACTTACCGCAGGGTGTAAGCCCGCGCCCAGGATACATACGTTACGACCTGTTTCCCTTCCTACGTGAAATTATTGAATGCTTCGACCCGTTATCGCACGTACGCGAAGTTAACCTTATGAAAGGCGTACAGACAGGTTATACGACGTTACTCGAATCTATCCTTTTGTATTATATCGCGCATATCAAAACCCAAGCGGCGATGTTTATTACAGCGGATAAAGAGCTCGCGGCCGGTCGTATGGAAAACAACATTATCCCGATGATTAACGAATCAGGGTTTAGCGATCTTATCCGGTCAAGCGACGAGGGTAACAGCCGTAAGACGGGTAAAACGAAGGACTTTCTACAGTGGGAGGGTGGCGGATATCTGATTTATAACGGTGCGCTTAATGCCGCTAAAATGCGTCAGTATTCCGTACCGCTAATGCTTAAGGACGAGTTAGACGGCTGGAAGCGTAGCGTAGGCCAGGACGGTAACAGCGACGCGTTAACAGACGCCCGACTTTCGGCGTATTGGTCTGTACGTAAAATTTTACGAGGGTCTACGCCACTGCTAGAACCGTCAATGATCGGCGAAGCGTACGAGAAAGGCGACCAGCGTAAATACTTGGTACTGTGCAAGGCTTGCAGCTTTCCCCAGGAGCTAAAACAGGAACACGTAAACGAAGAGACCGGCATTATAGGCGGGTTTAAGTGGGATACGGAAGACGGTACGCTATTACTCGAATCGGTCCGGTATTGCTGCGCTAATTGTGGACACGAGCACTACGAAACCGACAAGGAGCGGTTATTCTCCGAAGAGCACGGCGCTCACTGGAAGCCCACGGCTAAACCGCGCGAGCCGGGTATCCGTTCGTATCACCTACCGAGTTTTTACAGTCCTTTCGGTTTCCGACCTTGGTATAAGGGTATTTCGGATTACCTGGAAGCGTTCGACCCTTCGACGAAGCAAGTAAAAAGCGTTTCTAAGCTACAGGAATACTACAACAATACGCTAGGCGTACCGTTTAAAGTTATGGGCGCTAAGGTTCGATTTACCAGTGTATCGGCGCACCGTCGAGCGGTGTATCGTCTCGGTCAGATACCGAACAAATACGCCGCGCAGCATTCGGGCTCTAAAATTCTGTTCCTTACGTGTCAGGTCGACGTACACCTTCGTAATTTGGCGGTTAGTGTTATGGGGTGGACTCGCGATTTACGCTGTTACGTTGTCGACTACTGGCGTTTTGAGCGCGAGAACGATTCGGACGACTGCGGCGAATTAAGTAGCCCAGTTTGGCAACGACTGCGGGACCTTATCGAAGAACAGGTATACGAAGCGGACGACGGCACGAAGTACCGCGTAGCGCTTACATTGGTCGACGCTGGTTACGCTAACGATACCGTTACAACGTTTTGCAGCGACTACGAGGCGGGCGTATACCCTATTTTGGGGCGCGACCGCCCAGGTAAAAACCAGACTATTAAGGAATTCGCGGAATTTAAAACCCAGTCAGGTACCACCGGCTACCGTATCCTGGTCGACCATTACAAAGATCGGTTAGCGCCGGTACTGCGCCGGGATTGGAGCGAAGAATTAGGACAACAGAAAATTTACCATTTTAACGCGCCGGTCGATATTGCCGACAAGCAACTTAAAGAGCTTACCGTCGAAAGTCGTCGCGAGAAAACCGACGACAAGGGTAATACGGTTTACTACTGGCACCGACCAGGTAACGCGCCTAACGAACTGTGGGATTTGCTCGGGTATGGGCACGCGGCCGTAGAGATATTAGCATGGTCTATATGTATCCAGTTTTTCGAAATGGATAGCGTTAACTGGCCGGACTTTTGGGACTTTGCCGAATCGGACGATAACCGGGACCTATTCGGACGACTTGCGCAGTGATAGTAAGCGGGTATACTGTAAATCTGCTAAAGTATTTTTCGTAATCTAACCGATAAGGCGTAACCATGTAATGGACCGCGATTTTTTACAAGAGCGAATCGACGCGACAAAAGCGCAAATTATCGCGTACGAAGACGCGGCTACGGCTTTGGCTAGCGGCGGCGTACAGTCCTACACCTTGGATACGGGACAAAGTCGTCAGACCGTTACTCGTCTCGACCTCCGCGCCCTGCAAGATAAAATCGACTCGCTCTATAACCGATTAGCTACGCTCGAAGCGCGCCTTAACGGTAGCGGGACGGTAACAGCGAGGCCAGCATGGTAAGCCTTAACCCTCTTAACTGGCTCCGCAGCAATAGCGCGGAAACCCCCGATAACGTCTCGGCCGTAGACGACCTGGACCCGTTCGCGTATTCGGGGCAGACGGCTTTCGCTCCCTGGGAAAGTTCTATCTACGACGGCGGTAAATTCTTCGGCGGCTTCGGGGCTACCCAGATACAGCACGTAGACTACTGGACGCTTCGCGCCAGGTCCGCCCAGCTATTTAACGAAAACCTATACGCGCGTGGCCTTATCCGCCGCCTCGTTACTAACGAAATTAATACCGGCCTAACGCCGGAAGCAGCGCCGGACGAGCAAGTTATCGGCGTAGCAGAAGATAGCCTTAACGACTGGACCGAGACGGTAGAGACTCGTTTCGGAATCTGGGGGAAAACCCCGGAGCTTTGCGACTGGAAGCATACGTCGACTTTCGGGGCTATACAACGCGCGGCCCGTGCCGAGGCGCTTATTAGCGGCGACGTCCTGGTTGTACTGCGCCAGTCCCAGCGTACTAAATTACCTATGGTACAGCTCGTTAGCGGTAATAAGGTCCAGACGCCACTAGGCGACCAGGTTAATTTACGTAAAGGTCACGTTATCCGCCACGGCGTCGAATTTGACGCGACGGGCAGGGTAGCGGCCCACTGGGTAAAACAGGACGACGGAAGCTCGAAGCGCATACCCGCATACGGGGAGAAGTCCGGGCGCCGCATATCCTGGCTAGTATTCGGAACCGATAAACGCCTCGACGACGTTCGCGGGCAGCCGTTGTTATCCCTGGTACTGCAATCCCTTAAAGAAATCGACCGGTACCGCGACAGCGCGCAGCGTAAAGCGGTTATTAACTCCGTGCTCGCTATGTTTATCGAGAAGACGGAAGACAAAGCCGGGACGCTACCGGTAACTGGGGGCGCGGTCCGTCGTGATAAAGCGACAACGACCGATAGCGACGGGAAGAAACGCTCGTTTAATATCGCTAACCAGATACCCGGCTTAGTAATGGAAGAACTGCAGACCGGAGAGAAACCGGTCGGATTCCATAGTCAGGGTACCGACGTTAACTTCGGCACGTTCGAAGAAGCGATTATCCAGGCCGTAGCATGGGCGAACGAGATACCGCCGGAGATTCTACGCCTAGCTTTCTCGAATAATTACTCCGCCAGCCAGGCCGCTATTAACGAATTCAAAATCTACCTTAACAAAGTA